CACTAGAGCAAGGGAAGGTCGATGTAAACCAGATCTACTTTAAAAGTCGTGATGATAATGAATTTATATCTACTGACCGATTAGGTCGTTTATACAACTCAGATGGCACTGACAAGGCGTTTTTTATGGACGACCAATTGAACCTATTACAAGAATACGTTTTGTCACAAGCTCGTGAGAAGCTGACAGAGTATCAATCAATGCCGAATAAAGAAAATTTTAATTATTTGGTAGAGGAATTAGAGAAATTAAAAGGTATGACAATAAAAAAAGCAGACGCTACTGATAGTTTTCTAGCTGAAGTTGTAGAAAATATTCTATCTGATGAACCAAAACAATTTATTAAAACTGGTATTGCTTCTATAGATAACAAAATCATTGGTTTTGAACCAGGTCAGTTGAATGTATTAGGTGCAAGACCTTCGTTAGGTAAAACTTCTCTTGCATTAACGATGATGTGGAATATCGCGCAGCGTGGGTACCCTACAACGTTCTTTAGTTTAGAAACTGGAGGTAACAATATCGTTGAGCGGTTAGTCGCAACAATAACAAATATTCCACTATCTAAAATCAAGCAAGGAAACGGATTGAATGACGATGAAGTTTCATCGGTAATGTCTGCTATAGATCAAATTAAAAAATGTAATTCTTTAAAGATTGAGGATCAAGCTCAAATGACACCACAAGACGTTAGAGAAGTCGCATCTCAAAAAACAGACAAACCTCACGTAATATTCATTGATTATCTTACACTCATGCAATCAGATGTACCTCAACGTGATAGACGATTAGAAGTTGAAAAAATTTCTCGTGATTTAAAAATTATAGCTAAAGAAACAGGTTGTATCATCATTGCACTTTCTCAATTAAGCAGGGGTGTAGAAAGTCGTAGTGATAAACGTCCGATGATGTCTGATTTAAGAGAAGCAGGAGGGATTGAGCAAGACGCGAATATGATTTTCTTCTTATATCGCGATGATTATTATGACCAAGACCAACAAGACAACATTACAGGTAAGTCGGAAATTGAATTCATTATTTCTAAAAATAAAGACGGAGAAACAGGGGTGGCACACCTTGATTTCTACAAGAAAACGCAGAGGTTTTATGGATGAAAGTTTATGAGTATCAGCAACTTTTAGGTTTTATGTATCGAGAGGATTATAAAGAAGATCCAATCATAGCCAAAATATTAATTGAGTCTGGGTGGGCAGTTAAAAGGCTGCTTGATACCGGAACCATTAAACCCTTTGACGATTATGAAGAAGTGAAAGAGTTAATCATGAATGAAACGAAGTGGAGGCAACCAGATGGGACTTATCGACGGACTTAAAAAGCAATACACGTTATATCAGATTGACGGTTGGAAGATGTGCAGTGTAACGCCTTTAGGAGAAGACACATTCAAACTAGGTAACTATGCAGGCATGCACTTTAGAAACACATTTTCAGGAACGGTAACGAAAGATGAGCTAGAAAAACTGAAGCGCAAACACAAGTTGTTCAGAAAAGAAGAACTACAACAGCAAATGACAATTAACGAATTATTATTTTGAGGTGGAACTTTGAGTAAATACAATTCTAAAAAAGTTGAATATAAAGGTTTTGTGTTCGATAGCAAAATTGAATGCGACTATTACCAACATTTAGAACGTAACTTAGGTAAGGGATATGATCATATCGAATTACAACCTAGATATGAACTGATACCTAAGTTCGATAACCAACGCAAAACAGAATATATAGCTGACTTTGCATTATGGAAAGATAACAAGCTGCTTGAAGTGATAGACGTCAAAGGTATGCCAACAGAAGTAGCGAAGTTGAAAGCGAAGATATTCAGATATCAAAACAGAGAAGTACCACTCACATGGATATGCAAAGCACCTAAATACACAGGGCTTGAATGGATAACGTATGAAGAACTAACTAAGGCACGCAGAAAGCGTAAGAAGGAGAAGATGAAGGATGGTAAAGGTTAAACGTAAAGTAGAAATGACATTACCAGAGTTGATTACATGGGCATGGAAGAATGGAATTAAAAGTGAAATGTTTTATAGCAATATTGATGGTCATTATGTGCATTTTGATATGGCCGAAAGAGTTTTTATAGAGCATGAAGTTGATAAAGATGAAACTTTCACAGTAGAAATTGGAGAAGAGATTACTGAAAATACAAAAATTCCAGAAATGCTTGAGATATTTCAAGATAATGATGCAACGCAATGGTTCGGGAATTCTATTGAACAAGTAAAAGGCGACTTTAGTAGAGAATTCTGGTTAAAAGACGGAAATACAATGACACTCATCTGGAAATATGGCGAATTGGTCGGTGATGAGTAATGGCTAATAGAGAAGAAACAGTCACAGTCGAAGCAACAATGAAAGTTAGATGCAAGTATCCAGTATGGGTAAACAATCAAATTACTGCAAGTGATGAAAAGGAACGCATTTTAGATTTAATCAGTAAGAACCCTGAAAAAGAGTTAATGAGTGAAGATTTTAAAATAGTTGAATTAATAGAGGTGGAGTAAATGGAATTAGCAAGAAATAGAACGATTGAATTTAAAAATAATAGATTATATTACGTTGTCAGAACTAAAAAGCAAAAACACTTATTGCCAGTTGAAGATGTACACGAAGCTGAATATACAGGAACACCTTGGAAGCTCATTGTAAGACGTATTAAGTATTCTGGTTACAGTCCTGACAAAGCTTTATTCGAAGATTATAACGAACAAGATACAGAAATGAAAGAGAGAAAACGACTATCTCAATTAGAACATGAGGACAGAATGAGGTTAGTAAGACTAGAACGACAAAAAGAATTGGACCTAAGACGTAAGAAACCACACTTATTCAACGTACCTCAAAAACATTCTCGTAGCGAATGGTGTACGTACCTTATGGAGAATGACATCTTCCCTAGAAAGGTGGTTAGATCATGAGTGTTAAAGATTTGAATAGAGGCGATAGAATCAGAATGCAAGAAGTTAACGGTGTTGAAATTACAGTGCTAATAAAAAGTGTATATCGTTTAACTGGGGCAAAAACTGGCTCAAATCTTGCTATAGATAAATGGTTTGCTGATGTAGAAGCAATTGACGGGAGAACTTGGACTATTGATGATAGTTACGATTTTTACTCATTGGCTAATGGAAATGAAGAAACCCAAAAGACGTTAGATGACAAAGTTAACCACCCGTCACATTATACGTAAAAGAAGATTTAGACAAGGCGCGTTGGTATCTGAATAGAGCATTTGAGAAGTGGGAGGATTAATAAAATGAGAAATACATTAACAGATTTAAACAATCATTTATTTGCACAATTAGAAAGATTAAGCGATGAAGATTTAAAAGGAGAAGAATTAAAAGAGGAGTTACAAAGATCTAGCGCAGTTTCTAAAGTAGCTCAAAATATCATTAATAATGGCAGTTTAGTCCTGCAAGCACAAAAGTTTAAAGATGAAAAATTAGATGCAGAATCAGAAATCCCTAAGTTGTTAGGAGAGTAATCGCCATGAGGCATGTATGGACTGATGAGCATGAAAAATATATTCGAAATAACATCAAAGGTAAAACTAAGAAAGAAATGACGGAAATGTTTAATAAGGAGTTTGGCACTGATGTTACTACAGATAAAATGAAAGGTTTTTGTTCGAGAAAAAGGATAAGAAGTGGGGTTGATTGTAAGTTTAAAAAAGGTGTGCCTTCTTGGAACAAAGGTAAAAGCTTTCCGTCCAGAGGTAGAAGCTCTGAAACTCAATTCAAAAAAGGTCAAAAACCTGATAACACATTCCCTTTAGGAACGATAAAAACCACTACTGATGGCTACAAATTTATAAAAATCAAAAAATGTGGTTCTAAAAACGAATGTTGGAAACAATACACACATTATTTATGGGAACAAAAGCATGGACCCGTTCCAAAAGGATATTGCTTAATACACTTGAACCAAAACAGGTCAGATTGTAGCGAAGAAAATATAGCGCTGGTTAGTCGTAAAGAATTAGTGCGTATTAACAAACTTAATTTAACATCAAC